GGCTGATTCCTATACGAAGGGTTTAGACCTTTTAGGATTTCAATACAAAGACCGAACACAACCGTTTCAAGGCGCAGCAGGAGCAACGCATCCAGTACTCGCTGAAGCTGTCACACAGTTTCAAGCCGGAGCGTATAAAGAATTATTACCTGCAGGCGGACCGGTACGCGCACAGATTTTAGGAAAGATAACACGAGAGAAACAGGATCAAGCGACCAGGGTCAAGGATTTCATGAACTATCAGATTTGTAACGTCATGAAAGAGTACGACTCCGAGTTTGATCAAATGCTATTTTATTTACCGCTTGCAGGCTCAACCTTCAAGAAGGTATATTATGACGATTTACTTGGACGAGCGGTATCAAAGTTCGTTCAAGCGGATGACCTAGTGGTTCCGTATTCTGCTACCTCATTAGAGGATGCGGAAGCCATTTGTCATGTCATTAAAACCACCGAGAACGATTTAAAAAAACAACAGCTTTCAGGATTTTATAAAAACATCGATCTTCAGGTTCCTTATAACGAAGAGAGTGAACTTAGGAAAAAAGAAAGAGAACTCGAAGGGGTTCGTAAAGGGTGGCAAGAAAAGATCTTCACACTGATCGAATGTCATGTCAATTTAGATTTAGAAGGCTTTGAAGATCAAGGTCAAGATGGTCAACCCACAGGAATTAAAGTTCCTTATATTGTCACGATTGAGAATTCTACGCGAAAAGTTTTAGCAATTCGAAGAAATTTTAAACTCGATGATCCATTGAAAAACAAAATTCAATACTTTGTGCATTTTCGATTTCTGCCAGGTCTTGGATTCTATGGCTTTGGACTCATTCATATGATCGGCGGATTAAGCAGAACGGCAACGTCTGCTCTTCGTCAGTTATTAGATGCGGGTACGCTCTCCAACTTACCTGCCGGGTTTAAACAGAGAGGCATTCGTGTACAAAACGATGCTGTCTCGTTACAGCCTGGGGAGTGGCGCGATGTCGACGCTCCCGGCGGTAACATTAAAGATGCGTTTATGCCGCTACCTTATAAAGAACCGTCAGCAACCTTATTGCAATTGATGACGATTGTGGTTCAAGCCGGTCAACGTTTTGCTTCGATTGCTGATATGCAAGTGGGGGATGGCAATCAACAAGCGGCGGTGGGTACAACCGTGGCTCTTTTAGAAAGAGGCTCACGAGTAATGAGCGCGATTCACAAAAGACTCTATGCAGCTTTGAAACAAGAGTTTGCATTATTGTCCAATGTGTTTTCAACATACTTACCACCGGTCTATCCGTACGATGTGATTGGTGATCAAAAAGAAATTAAACAAGCCGACTTTGATGACAAAATTGATATTATGCCGGTTGCCGATCCTAATATCTTTTCTCAAACCCAACGAATAGCAACAGCACAAACAGAATTACAACTCGCTCAGTCGAATCCACAGATGCACAATCTTTATGAAGCGTATCGTGATATGTACACAGCGATTGGGGTTAAGAACATTGATCAGATTTTACCCCCTCCACCACCTCCGGCTCCAAAGAATCCGGCCATCGAACATATTGATGCAATTGGTGGAAAACCTTTTCAGGCGTTTAGTGGACAGGATCATCGAGCGCACGTTACTGCGCACATAGCTTTTATGGCAACGAACATGGCACGAAACAATCCTATGGTGATTGCGGCTTTAGAAAAGAATGTCTTTGAACATATTTCGATGATGGCTCAAGAACAAGTGGAAATGGAATTTAGAGACAAGATTCAGAAGATTCAACAGATTCAACAAATGATGACTCAGAATCCTCAGGCTCAACCCGACCCAAGAATTCAAGCCGAAGCTCAGAATCTTCAGTTACAGATTGAAGCGCGTAAGGCTCAATTGATTGCGGAGATGATGGAAGAATTCTTAGTTGAAGAAAAGAAAATTACTTCTCAATTCGATCATGATCCTATTGCTAAACTCAGAGCGAGAGAACTCGATCTGAAGGCGCAAGACAATCAAAGAAAAATGCAAGAAGATGAAAACAGAATTGCACTCGATCGTATGAAGGCGATGATGAATCAAGGGATTCAAGAAGAGAAGATGGAACAAAATGAAGAGCTCGCTCATTTAAGAGCGGATACCTCTTTAGAAAAACAAGCGATGTCCAACCGAGCAAAAATGCGTTCTGATGTTATGAAACGAAAGGACGTTAAGACGCTGAAAGGACCGAGAAGCTAATGCCTTTTCAATCTGAAAAACAAAGAAAATACTTACATGCGAACCATCCAGAGATTGCCAAGCGATGGGAGAAAGAATATGCAACCGGTGGAATCTCAAATCTTTTCAAATTAAAAGAGGGAGGAAATATTAGACTTCAACCTCATACCGCTTCAGATTTATTAGTACAAAAAACATCAAGTGGTGAAAGACCAAAATATCAACCACCTGGACATACGGATGCACCCGTAGGTGGACCTCCAGGTGGAGGAGCGACTTCTCAGGGAAGTGGTAGAGATTATTCACCACCTCCAACTAGAGCGCCGGATTTTGTTACTGGAGGAGGGGGTACAAAAACTACCACAACTAAAGATACGGGTCCGAAAGACGGTCCTGATCCGCATGGGGGAGATTGGGAAAGAGGTTGGTTAAATAAAGATTTAAGGAAAAATTTAGAGACACTAGAGGATCCTGATAAAAACCGTAGAGAAAAAGAACAAGCCCTTGTTTGGCTGGATCAACATGATAAAAAAATTGCAGTAAGTGAAAAAGCTAGAGGAAAGAGTAGTCTAGCAAGCAATATAATCAAAGGAATTGTGACGCTAGGAACGGCAGGTGCAGGAGCAGGATTGTTTGGTAAGGATTTAATGAAAGTAGCGAAGCTTTATAGTAACTATAAGAAGGCTAAACAATTTAAAACAGCTTGGGACACAGGAAAATTTAAAATAGCAAATAAAGAATTTAACCTCAGTAATATTAAAAATAAGTTAACATCTTCAGATCAAAAACTAATGGAATCCCTTCCTAAAGGGCATCCAGAAAGAATTGCTTTAGAAGCTCAAATGAAAGTTAGAACTCCTCCAAAACACGATGGAGAGGGAGGAGCCACAACTAGTATTAAAATAGAGGATATTGAAACCGTTAATGATGTTAATGCTGAACAGGTTCAATTAAAGAAATATCAAGAGATGGAATGGGCTGCGTATTTGGCTCAATTAGAACAACAAAAATTAAGAGCTAAACAAATGGCTTATTGGAAACAGATGATGGCCCCTTATATGGCTGCAAGGGGAGGAAGAATTCCACAAGGCTATAATACGGGTGGACTTTCTAATTTATTTAGGTTAAAAAACGTATAGGAGTACAAATTATGAGAAATGATTTCGGAACAAGACCTTATAATGTACGTTTCCCTTATTCAAAGGGAAGCAAAAAACAAGGTTATGATGACAGACTAGATGAATCTTTAGGTGCAAGACGTGGCGCAGAGTCTACAAAGACTCAAAGCTTTAAAGCTAGAAGAGATGAATCTAAAGGCGCGGAAAAAGCTGCAGGTAAAAGAGCTTATTCAGCTGTCGGAACGATGGATAAATAATGCCAGGATCAGAACTTAGAGGAACAGGTCGAGCAGCAACATATCCTAATTCTAACAAAGGTTATAAAAAAGGTGGAAGAATATCTGCAAGACGTGGATATAACACTGGAAGAGAAAATCTCTTAGAAGAAGTGGGTAGAATCGATGCTGAAAAATCTAACAGAAATCGTAGAGCTGAAAAGCGAAGAGTTGTATCTGAACTTAACAAAGGATACAGAGGTGGTGGCGTTGCGAAAAAAGGCAAAGGAGTAGCACTGTAATGTCTAAAGATTGGCAAAAAGGATCTGGTTTTGTAAAAGAACCCAAAGTTACTGGTATTGTCGGTAAAAATAAAGATGGTTACGGCGATGCTGAAACTATTGAAACTCCCAACACACAAGAATCAACAACGGTAACTGTTAAAGGTACCAAAGCTCTAAGAGCAGACAAGAAGCCCGTTAAAGCAACTTGGTTCTAATATGGCTTGGTTTGGTCTAGCAAGAATAGCCCTACAAGCTGGCGCTAAAATTTATTCCAACAGACAACGAACTAAGATGGCTATGTCTGATGCACAATTGATGCATGCAGAAAAGATGGCTCGAGGTGAGGAAACTTACCAGGGCAAGCTTTTAGAATCCCGAGATAACGACTGGAAAGACGAGATAGTTTTGGGGATATTAACGTTGCCCATCATTGTACTCGCATGGGCAGTCTGGACAGATGATCCGCAGGCAATGGTCAAAATAAACATCTTTTTTGAGCATTTCTCGAATCTGCCAAAATGGTTTACAAATTTATGGATCCTTGTAGTTGCCAGCGTATTTGGTATAAAGGGAACACAAATATTTAGAAACGGAGCTAAGAAAAAATAATGAGTGATTTAAAAGCTCAAGAAAAATTAACCGATGGCAAAGGGTGGAAATTTGTAAAAAATTATGCTAAAGAAAAGAAAGAACAACTTACCACTAAAACTAAAAATATAGCGGGTGGCGTTGACGTTGTTATTAAAAAATTAAAAGGAAAAGATTAATGGCTAAAGACGATAAGTGGATACAAAAAGCAACTAAGAACATGCGTAAGGACAAACCTTGCACAGGCAAGAAGTTTGGAAGCAAGACATGTCCTCCTGGTTCTAAAAGATATAATCTCGCTAAAACATTTAGAGCAATGAATAAAGCTGCCGATGGTGGTAGAATTGGCAAAGCCAATGGAGGCTTTAGTCATGTCGCTGGATACTCACCCGTCTTAGGAAACAATAGATTTGGTTATCCTAGTGGTGGAGTTCCTGTAAGAACTCCAGTTAAAGGTGGCGGAGTGGCTAAAAGAGGAATGGGAAGAGCTTTCATGAAAGGTGGAAGAGTCTAACAAATTTAAGAAAGAATTATGGACGGAGTCCAATTATTATTTAAACTAAAGAAGTTAGTCGAACTGCGACGTGATGACGTTGTTAATGGCATGATTGCAGGTGTTGACAATTTTGAAAAATATCAATATATGTTGGGTCAGATACGAACGTATCATTATATTTTACAGGAAATCTCTAACCTGCTAAAAAACAAGGAGCCGAACGAAGATGGAAACGTTGTTAAAATCAAGTCCGAAGATAACCCTACCCAAGACTGATCTGGTTGGGATAAAAAAATCAAAACAAATTACCAAAGAATCCACAAAGCTCCCGCAACCCACAGGTTGGAGAATTCTTGTACTACCCTTTAAGATGGGAGAAAAAACTAAAGGGGGAATTTTAATGGGACAAGACACATTAGAAAAGCAACAAGTGGCATCTCAATGTGGAAACGTATTAGCGATGGGTCCTGATTGTTATCGGGACAAAAGTCGTTATAAGCAAGGACCTTGGTGTAAAGTGGGTGACTGGGTTATGTTCGCTCGTTATGCGGGGTCTCGAATAAAAATAGAGGGCGGTGAAGTACGGTTGCTCAATGATGATGAGATCTTGGCAACCATCAAGAATCCAGAGGATATCTTGCATGAATATTAACATAGGAGGAAACTATGCCTGATGAAGAAAAAAAGGCTGAAGAAGTAAAAGAAGAAAAAACAATTGATCTCGACACCAGTGGACCGGATGTTGAAGTCACATTGCCAGAAGAAAAAGACAAAGCAGTAGTAGAAGTAAAAGAGGAAATAAAAGAGGAGGTAAAAGATGAAAAACCTGTTGAAGAGCCTGTTAAGTCCGATGACGCACCTGCGAAATCTGATGAGCAGCCTGATGTTCAGGAAAGCAAACCAGAAACAGAAGACCAGAAACAAGAACTAGAAGACTATAGCAAAGGAGTTAAAACTCGTATTGCTAAACTAACGAAACGTATGCGTGAAGCAGAACGTCAAAGAGAAGCTGCTTTAACATATGCTAAGTCTGTTAATGTAGAACAGAAATCTCTTAAAGATAGACTCGCTAAACTAGATACGGGTTATGTTAAAGAGATGGAAGATCGAATTACTTCCAGCTTAACTGCGGCGGAAAGCAAACTTAAATCTGCTCGAGACGCAGGAGATATTGGTGCGGAAGTAGTTGCACAAAAAGAAATTGCTAAATTGGGTTATGAAGAAGCAAGACTTGCTGAAATGAAAGTAACTCAAAAGCAAGAAGAAGAAAAACGTAAAACCTTAAATGAAGGGACAATACCTCAAGCTCCTTATCAACCTACGCCGGATACAAGGGCTACTGAATGGGCATCAAAAAATGAATGGTTTGGCAAAAATAATGCCATGACTTATACAGCTTTTGATTTGCACAAGAAGTTGGTTGATGACGAAGGCTATGATCCACAATCCGAAGATTACTACGGAGAATTGGATCGAAGAATAAAGCTTGAATTCCCCAACAAATTTGGTAATACTACAGTACAAACGTCCAAACCTAAACAAACTGTAGCTTCGGCTACGCGAACAGGTTACAAAGATGGACGCAGAACTGTGAAACTCACATCCTCACAAGTAGCAATTGCTAATAAACTGAATGTGCCACTGGAAGAGTATGCGAAACAATTAAATAACGTGAAGGAGACCTAAGCATATGGAAACTGATAAAGTGAAAAAAGCCCCTCGCGCGTCCGAAACTAGAGCTAAAGAAGCTCGGGAAGTTGTATGGACACCGCCGTCATCTTTAGATGCACCGCCTGCACCAGATGGATTCAGGCACCGTTGGATAAGATCTGAAAGTCTTGGTTTTGATGACCAAAAAAATATTTCAGGTCGACTAAGATCTGGGTACACATTAGTTATGGCTAGTGAATTCAAAGATCAAGGTTATCCCGTTGTTGAATCCGGTAAATATACAGGCGTCATTGGAGTTGGTGGGCTGTTGCTGGCCAGAGTGCCTGACGAGATCGCGAAAGCACGTCAAAAGTTTTATGCTCAAAAAGCTAAGGATCAAGACGATGCTGTCAAAACAGATCTACTGAGGGATCAGCACCCGAGTATGCCTATCACTGTTGATAGACACTCGACGCAAACCTTCGGTGGTGGTAAGAAATAGTTTATTAACAATTTCTGCAATCAACGAATTAATTAAACCGTCTATATTTTATAGACAACGGAGGAAACAACTATGGCAAATCAAGATGCCGCTTTCGGTCTACGACCGATAAAAACAGTTGGTCAACAAGATGATTCCACTGGAATGAGCTCACACAAGATATCACCAGGTGATGCTAGTGTTTTATATCAAGGTTCACTAGCACTCGCAGGTACTGGTGGATATGTCGATTTAAGTATCGATGCGACTGGAACACCTAGTGTATTGAATATTGGAGCTTTCTGGGGAACATTTTATGTTGATCCAACTACATTAAAACCTACGTTTAAAAACTACTATCCAGGCTCAGTTACACCACCATCAAGTGGTGCAGTTGAAGCTTTTGTTTATGACAGCCCTTACCAGGAGTTTGAAGTTCAATCTGCTGCGTCAGGTGCTTCATCACAAGCTGATATTTTCATGTGTTGTGACATAGCAAGTAATGGTGGTAGTACTTCAAACGGGGTATCATCGTTGGAATCTGCAGACACTTTTGCAGCAGGTCCAGCACAACTTAAAGTAATCGGAGTTTCTAGAGATCCTAAAAATAGCGATCTGACAGCAGCTAATGTAAATTGGCGTGTTCAGATAGCGGAACATATTTTTGGTTCTGGAACTGCTGGTTCAGCTTAATAGGAGTATATAAAACATGGCTATATCACGACAACAACTAGTTAAAGAACTAGAACCAGGTTTGAATGCACTATTCGGCTTGGAGTACAAACGATATGACCAGGAACATAAAGAAATTTATGTAACTGAGTCTTCTGACAGAGCTTTTGAAGAAGAAGTTATGTTATCTGGCTTTGCTAACGCATATGTTAAACCGGAAGGTTCAGCAGTTGCTTATGACAATGCTCAGGAAACATTCACTGCAAGATATACTAACGAAACAGTAGCTCTTGCATTTGCTTTAACTGAAGAAGCAATGGAAGATAACTTGTATGACAGACTCGCGTCTCGTTATACAAAAGCACTAGCTCGATCGATGTCTAATGCAAAACAACTAAAAGCAGTTGTACCTTTAAATCAAGGGTTGCCTACTACAGACAACTATGATTCAGGGGACGCTGTTTCTTTGTTTTCAACAGCACATCCATGTATTGGGCCCGTGTTCTCAAACACGTTAACAACTCAA